GAGAAGCTAAAGTAGATACGCATGAGATCATCTGAATAAGATTCCTGTTTGGGTCTTTGTTTAGCTTTTGTTTAGCTTTTGTTTGGCTCCCAATCCTGAGCAACGTTAAATGACCTAGATCCCACGCTGTCGTTGCCACCGATTGACTGAGGGCTTCAAGCGTCGTAATGGTCGAGTAATGTCTGAAAATGGGCAATGAGATAATTTAACATAATAATCTTGGTAATACTGCGTAATTCAACCTAAGGTTATTAATGTGTTTATTATCAGTAACTTAGCATGCCCATAAATTTAACATATGGGACATTATACGACTTTCTATCATATATAGTTGTATCACAAATATAAACACAACTATATGGTGTGTAATTTAGGATCCCTATCTGACAATCGAACCCCCGGTGGTTCAATGAATGAATGGCTTCAAAAAAAGAGTTAAACCCTTTTTACTGTTGTTGTTGTTGTGACCTCTCATTGCAGGGGTCCCATTTGAAAAACAGATTAAGCTGTTACGATGAATAAGGACGCTAGCGGATTGCCCGCCTTTATTGCTGTGGCTGTACTTCTAACCTATTGGGCATTGTCTAGGTTTATTTGGCGGGTTGGGAAGACAGGAAGCTAGGGTGCCACACAAGTTGTATCCCTTGAACACCCCGCTCCCTGTCCAGTTTTAAAACTAAGCACGAAGCTGAGGGTGCTTAGTTTTGTACGGCAATCGACACTTGTGGAGTTACGGAAATTCAATCGCCGTGCTGCTTTTTAAATGGCGATTCTTAATCAAAGAACATCACAAAATTAGCAAGTAAAAATAAGGTGTTTCGATGCCCAAAGAAAATAGTAACATTACGCAAATATCAGATCTCAATGAGACTTACCCATTAGCCTCAGATTTGATTTCGGAAGCGGATGACCACCTACGTATTGTCAAGCGTGTGCTGAAGAGAACCTTTGCGAACATCACGACACCAATTACGCCGACCAGTGCACAAATTAACAAGCTAGCAAGTGTGACTGCTTCCAGCACAGAGCTTAATGTGCTTCAAGGTATAACGACCTCCACGACAGAGTTGAATCTACTGGACGGGCTGACCGCAGATGCAACAGATCTGAATAAGTTGGATTCTTGGGCTGGCAGCACCGCGGACCTCACCTATTTGAGCTCACTCAACGCAACAACAGTTACAAACACGGAGTATGGGTATCTGGATGGTGTAACAAGCGCCATTCAAACGCAGCTCAATGGCAAGGTGAACAACACTGTCACAGTAACGGCTGGTGATGGGCTTACTGGGGGTGGCGCTTTAGACGCAAACAGATCTATTAGTCATGGCAGCACAAGCACGCTTTCTGCGGGTGCACATGGGAATACATCTGACTCAACAAAAATTGACAGCATCACTCTAGATGCATATGGCCATGTCACAGCTGTGGCGACGGGGCCGACAGGGGATATACAAACCGTTTCAGCGGCGAGTGGTACGCCTCTTTCAACGAGTAAGTCAGGCAACACTGTTACCATTACGCACGACAATGTGGCAACATCTGGGACAGCCTTGGATGTGGCTTCTGGTAGCTATGTTTCGGGTATTACACGCGACGCGCAAGGACATGTCGTTAACTTAAGAGCGACAACCCTCCCAGCTCAAGTAAACTTTACCGCAAGCGATGGAGTTCAAAAGGTTGGCAATGATTTTAGGCATGCCGCGATCGCGAACGCTGCCACATCAATAAACAATTCAGGCCGTACCTACATTCAAGACATTACCTTTGATAAGTTTGGGCATGTCATAGCGGTAAGTTCAGCGGCTGAAACGGTTGTTAACACAGACACGACCTACAGCGCTGGCACGGGCATGCAGCTCAGCGGCACTCAATTTAATTGTACGATTGACAGTCCATCAGAAGTTGGCCTCAGCAGTCTAAGCAACAACGGCAATAGTCTGACTGGCAATTTTACCGTTACGGGTAGCATTACTGCAACTGGAAACATTAACGCACAATCAGATGAGCGCTTAAAGCAAAATATCGAGGAGATCCCCGATGCGCTTGCGAAGCTCATTTCCATTCGCGGTGTTACCTTTGATAGGATTGATCAGCCTGGGCTTCGTCAGGTCGGCGTGATTGCGCAAGAGGTTGAAGAGGTTTTGCCTGAGGTTGTCGAAGATGGCCTAGATGGATTCAAGAGTGTCGCCTATGGCAACATGGTGGGTTTACTCATCGAGGCCATAAAGGAGCAACAAAAGCAAATCGACGCATTGAAAATGCACATAGTGGAGGGGCAAGAAGATGGCACTTCAAATTAATGGTACCACAGTTATTAACAACAGTCGTAACCTACAGAACATTGCGAATTTAAGAACGTTTAATGGGCAAAACATTACTGGCTCTGGGGATGTAAAACTCAGCGGTGTCATTGATGTTGATGCAATATCTACTGGCAGTTTTTCTCGCAGCACTCCGGGAACAACCACCCAGACGATCGATATCTCGGGCCGACGTAGTTTAATCCTTGAGTTCTCAATGACGCGCGGTGAGCGAAACAGCGGAGTTGGAGCTGAAATATTTATAAATGGCTCCCGGCGATTTCAATTCAGCGCGGGCCAGAACTCTAGTCGTACCGAGCAGGTGGCCATAGATTTGGTGTCTGGAAAAGCAGTCTCATTGGCGGGGACCCTCGGTCACTATAACGGATCAAGCGCCATAACATCACTACAAGTTAAAGGAAGCCATGCCAGTTCGCGAGGCGGTACAAGTTATGCTTGGAAGGCTTTTTTAAAGTGAAACGCTATTGTCCGATCCACAAGATTATCACGCTGCCCACGAATAACACAGACATGGCTTGGGTAAATGAACTTAGCAACTCAATTGAGAGCATTGATGACTTACCGCCACTGACAGTGATTAAGAAAGGTACATCTTACAAATTGATTGATGGGCATCACCGCTTAGAAGTTTTGAAACAACACAATGCAACACACGCCTGGGTGACGATTGATGTCGTTGAGCAGGCTCGTGCGGATAGGGGGTATTAGATGTTTTACATTTACAGAGTGGACAGCGGGAAAATTGAGCAATTTACGAACAATGAAGTGACGCGAGATGACGCGATTGTAACGGGACTTGATTGGATAGAGCACGACGAGATTGAGCTGCCGTTTTGTCATAAGGTTTTGGGTGGTTCTATTGTAGTCGATGAGGCAGAAAAATTAACCCATGATCAGGCGCGCGTGCGTGAGCTCAGAAATGATTTGCTGATTCAAACAGACTGGTGGGCTGTTTCAGATCGCACCATGACACAGGCGCAAATAGAATACAGACAAGCTCTTCGCGATATCCCTGAGCAAGAAGGGTTTCCTGAAGTAACTTGGCCACAAAAACCATAGGTGCGTCATGCCAGTGCTGCCGATCAGAAACCTTGGTGCGACCGGGGTTATCACTGATATTGATGCCTTTAACCTACCAATAGGTGCCTTCACCACAGGCATAAACGTGCGGTTTTCTGACGATAATATTGAGCGTGCGCCTATTCCGCGTCTCGCCTATGAATGGGGAAATGGGAGCACTAAAAACCCAGTCCATGTGCATACCGTGCGCACATCCGCAACAGAAATCGATAAGATTGTGGTCATTTATGATGACTTTGAAATGGAGACCTTCGAAAACCGTAGCTTTGACGCAACTAATTCATTCACGAGCACTGGATCAACCTCGAATGAGGTTATTACCTCAACAACCTTGGCGAATGTCGATTATTTTAATCGTTTTGATCAAGCGCCTGTAAAGAGAACATCGGATGGAGCTTTTGCGGAAATGACAAATTTCCCAAATACGATAAAATGCAAGAGTTTGCGTGCTTACGGTGATTTCTTAATTGCGCTGAATACGCAAGAGGATAGCGTCAATTACAGCGAACGCGTCAGGTGGTCTGACATTACAGCCGCAAATTCAGAACCAAGCACTTGGGACGCAACGGACCTAGATGCCTCTGCGGGATTTAACGACATCGCTCCTTTAAAAACACCGATTGTTGATGGGGCAACACTTGGGACAAATTTCATCATCTATTCCTCTGATCAAGTGTGGCAGATGGAATTTGTGGGCGGATCCTTTGTCTTCAATTTTCGCAAGCTTTTTGATGATTGCGGAGTGATAAACCAAAATTGTGTGGTTGAAGCCAAAGGGAGACACTACGTTTTTGACCGCAATGATATCTATGTGCATGATGGGATTACGCGCGAGTCGATTTGCGACGGACGTGTTCGGGATTTCATCTTCACAAATATCAATCTTGCTAAGACTCCAAAGTGCTTTGTAACGCATATCGAGGCTTTAGAAGAGATTTATTTTTGCTACGCATCAACGGATGAATATACAGGCTTTAAAGATCTTCCAGCGCGTACAAACACGGGCTCAAACGGGTGCAATCGTGCAGCAGTTTATAACTACAAAGCCAACACTTGGTCCTTTGTGGATCTTCCAAATGTGCGCGGATCCTGTATTGCGAATTTGGGCACTGTCAGTCAATTTGATGAGTCCAATCTGCAGTACGATACAACTGGTGCAACCTATGCAGCGCTTGACTCTAAGTTTCAGGAATATCCAGTTTTTATCTCAGAAAAAGAAGCTGACATCGAGATTACAAAAAGCCGTCTGTTGGGGTATGATCGCTTGGATGCATCGCTGCTTGCGCTGCCGCAAGTAACAGAACTTATCAAAGAATGTTGCTTAGAGCGGGTCGGAATTGATCTTGACGATGTGACAAGCTTGCCATTGGCAACCTACAAAGTCGTGAGGCGTATCACGCCACAAATTAGCTCAAAGTCTCAGGATCAAACCTTCTTGTTTTCGTTTGGGGCTGCAAATCTTCTTGCAGAGACGCCAGTATTTAACGCGCCACAGATGTTTAATCCGATGTCGCAGTACAAAGTGGATACGCGCATTTCAGGGCGGTTCTTTAGCTACAAGATGACAACGGAAGATCTTAAGGACTTTAAATTTTCAGGGATGGATTTGGATATTGTTGCGACAGGGCGAAGATAATGACGATAAGAGATACACTTTATCTTGTTCTTGGGCGCTATGTTCGGCGCGTTCCGCCACAGCTAGAAAGCGATTTAAAGCGCTACATTCTTGAAGAATTGAGAACACTAGAAACGACCCTCACAGGCTTATCAGAAGCGTCTCTGCAGGTTGTTGAAACTGTGCCGCAAAACGCACGCATTGGGACGGTGCGGTATTTTAAGGATGTTGTCATCGGCACCCCTCCAAACGTCGTCACTGCTACGGGTTTGCACGTATATACCGAGACGGGTTGGGAAAAGCTCGCTCTCGAATAAGATTTAAGGATTTTAATATGGTTTGGCCTGTAATTGGTGCAATCGTTGGTGGCGTCATGGCCAACCAGCGTGCAAAACAAGATCGTGCCGCTCAACAAAAAGCAATTGACGCCCAAATGGCGGGATTTCGTCAATATGAGCCTTATGTTGATGCAACACTAGAGGGGTCGCAAGAGGCTCTGAATAATGTCCTTGATCAGGGCGTGTATCAAGGGCAGACCTATGCAGGTCCCTCGCCAGAATATAGCGCATTGCTAAACAACCAGCTGAGCACGGGCGGCAATCTTGCAAACATGGGTTCACAGCTCCTCGCGAACAATGCTGGTTTTGGCGCAAATGCAAACATGCTTTATAACCAGGCTTTCAACAACGCAGGTCGGATTGGCGGATACCAAGGCGCTTTTGATAGGAACATCAATAATCAAAACGCACTTGCTCAAAACTATGGTGCGCTCGCGAACGCTGCAAATATTGGATTTGGCGGTTATCAAGGTCAATTTGATCAAAATGCCGCGCAGCTTGCAAACATTGCCAATCGTCAGGGCGGATATGAAAACCAATACACCGCTTATGCAAACAACATTGCAAATAATGCCAACCAAGTCGGTGCATCTCGGGGCGCAATTTTAAATAACGCAGGTCGCATGGGCAATCTCGCGCGCGCCTCGCAAGGCATTGGACTTGGATTTGCAGGTCTTGGCGGACGCATTGGAAATTATGGCGCTCAGGTCGCAAACTTATCAAGCGGTTTTGGACAAAGCGCAGACCAATTGGCCAAGCTCAGCAATCGTGCGGGCGTATATGAGGGGGCTTTTTCTGGGCTTGGAAATCAATTTGGCAATCTTGCGTCGCAATCTGGTAACGTTGGTGTCGCAGGGGCTGCAAATATCGGCGCGGTCGGCAATCAGTTCCAAAACCTTGCAAATATGGCTGGTACGGATCGTCTTGGGCAAGCAAGTACATATGCACAATCTGCAGCGTCGCCATTGGTTGATGCAATTCTTCGCGATGAGCGCCAATCGCTTGGATTGAGACGTGCTGCTGGAAACCAAGCTGCATCTGGATCGGGCAATATAAACAGTTCGCGCGCTGCTGTTGCGGACGCGCTGATGAACAATGCTTTCTTAGATCGTCGCGCAGATGTTACGGCGCGCGTGCAAGATCAGTTACGCAATCAAGCACTTAATCAATTTAATACGCAATTTGGCCAGCGAGCAGGTGCGCTAGGATCTCTCTTGGGTGCGAGACAGGCAGAGCAAGGCGCGGCATTGGCGGGCATAAATGCGCAGGGTCAAAACCTTGGGCAGGTGGCCAACATGGCAAACAACGCGCAAGGTGCAATCAATAATCAAGCGAACCTGGTCGGTGCAGCAAATGCAGCGCGAGGACAACAAATTGGCGCGCTAGGCTCAGCGGCAAACCTTGCAGGACAAGAGGGCAATCAGCTCAACAACGCGCTAAATGCGATCAACACATCCGCTGGTCTCTATGGGCAGCAAACAGGCCAAATACAGGCTGCAAATCAAGCAACCGGTCAACAAGCGGCACTCACGGGTCAAGCCGCAAATCAAACGGCAAACGCGCAAAACGCTCTGGCAAGCCAAGCTGCTGGATTACAAGCTGCTGCGGGTCAAACTGGACAGGCCGCGGGGATTCTGGGCAACCGCATCAACACAATGTCAAACATGTATGGCAATCAGGGAGGCGCCTTTAACAGTGCCGCAAACGCTGCCAATGCCGCTGCCGGAAACATTGCGGCTCAAAACGCAGCCCTTGCATCAGCTGGTGGTTTTAACAATCAAATCGCAAATGCCTATAACACTGGCATGAGCACGCTTCAGGGCGGCTTTGGTATGGGCAATAGAGCTGGAGCGGCACAACAGCGTCTAGGCCAACAAGCCTTGAATGACGCACAGTCTCGATACAACGCACAGCGCGATTTCGAATTGCAGCAGTACCAAAATTACATGTCAGGCATTCTTGGGCGCGCGCCCACATCTATGGGCAATGTTCAAGCAAATATGGTCAATCCTGGTGCGGCTGCTCTGGGTGGTGCCTTGAGTGGCTTTAGCCTCTTTGGTGGGCAGATGCCATTTAACTTAGGTGGATCGATGCCGTCATTTGGTTTTGGAGGATAAGATGAATACGTTTTTTCAAAATGCATTCTTTCCAGGTGTGTTATCACAGCAAAATCAGTCCCAAAATGCAGGTGTTCTGACAAACAATGCACGCCAATCTATAAGCCCTTATATTTCGCAGCAAGAAGCCTTGATGCGTATGGGGGGTGCGATGATGGCAGGTGCCTCCCAGGGCGGGTTACACAGCTTAACCGCTGGCATTGATGCCTATGGCCAAATGCGGGATTACAACCGGTCGCAAGCTCAAATGATTGAGGATAGAGAGCGCAGAGGCATCAAGACCAAGATGAGCAGTGGGGACAAACCGATGAACCCAGAAAAGCTCGCGAACCTGCAAAGCTCTTATGCACAGATGCAAGAACTCATCGCCCTGCTTGGAGATGATAATATGACCGGTCCGCTCGCGGGTCGTGTTTAGGTTTATCTTGATAGATCAGGGCTTGCTGGTGAGGAAGGCACAAAGCGTGCTTATGCTAGAAAGCTCCTGCAAGGCTTTAAGGTTGATGATACGCTCTTACGAACAGCCGAAACGAAGGGTGCGATTTCAGACCGCGAAATGGCTTTGTTCGAAAGCCCTCTCCCAGACATTACAGAAGATGAAGATGTTTGGATTCAATATCTCCAAGATCGTATGGTCGTGATAGAAAAGGTATTTGCAGCAAATGGGATTCCTAACCAAAGTACGCAACCTTCTGCACCCCCCTCAACCAGTGTTTCAGAAGACCAACTTAATTCCTTCCTCAACCCCGGCGGATGATTTGATCAATGAAGTGCGTATGAACCGCATGCTTTTAATCAGCCTGCATCAGCGCCTCGATATGCTGGATGCGAGCGTATACGGCGATGAGACCTTTCACTGAGGTAATCTAATGAACGAATACACTGTCAATGATTACCGTGCTGCCGCGCAGCGCGCGGTAGATGCTGGGAATATTGAGGCTGCTAAAGAATTGGCGCGTCGAGG